TTTTCGCTATAGTCATCATCTATAGCTTTAGTGTTTCCTCCAAATATATTGTTATACCATGCCATGTTTTTCTCGCTGAATCTCTACCCAATTCATTTTTTTTTTCGCAGTTCCTAAACTAGGGTTTCTGCCATAAATTGAGTGCAGTTTTAAATGATGTTCGTGACAGATAGTTACTGTATGTTCGTAAAGCTCTGCCCAGTTTTCTTCGATGAATTCATCTCGCCAAATTACAATGTACTCATCCGTATAGTGCTCTGGACGTATTTTCTGCTTTTCTTTTAACCATTTATCCAATAAAGGACTTAAGCTATAAAAATGGTGAAAGTCTAGCTGAGTAACTTCTCCACAAATGTAACATTCAGATCCTTTTTCATACTTTGACTTTGCTCGATCCCGAATGTACTTAATTTTGTCTCTTTTGAGTTCTTTCATTTTCTATAACCAGAATTATATCGTTTGATAGGTAAATTGTCAAATACTATTTTTCGACTGGTATCTCTAAAAGCCAGAGCTACTAGTTTCAAATGAATATAAGGCGTATCGGAGAGCATCAGCCATATGCGATGCTCTATTATGTTTTGGCTTTTCTCTTGCAAGATTTGGGTTAGGGTCCCACTGATATTGATCTAAGCAAGACAAAGTTTCTAAACACTTTTGATCTACTAAAAGATTGTCATTATCTACAATGCCTGCCACATGAGCAATACCGTCTAATACAGACTTTTTGGCATTGATTGTAGAAATATCATAGTTTTGAGCAAAGTCAAAACGAGTTTGCTGAGCTGCAGCGTCAATGTAGATATAGTCAATATCCCATTTGTCAACTCTTTTCCGAATCTCCATAGCATGCTGCTCAGTAGTTTTTTCAGCATCTAAGTACTCGTCAAGGACATAATATTTATCTTCATCCCAATCATAAGCTATTACGCAAAATGCTGTAGGATCACGATATCCTACATCAAGACCTGCAAATACGTCCATACGAGAAGTATCTAAACTGTCTATATTTGTAACACAATTTTCGTGGTCAAAAGCCCAGATTTGGCCTTCGTAAGTATTAAAGTCGGCTTCATATTCTTGTTTAAACTCAGCTTCGGACATACTTTTTCTAGCTTCCGCAATATCGCTTTCAGACATCCGAGGATTATCTTTATAAGTCGCTCGAATAGAGCACCATTCAGAAAATTCATCGCTAAAACCTCTATCAAAAAACTCAGCAAACCAATTATTACGACCTCGTGGAGTAGAAATAAATATTGCTTTTGAGTTTTCTTTATCAAGTGTTGGCCGGAGTGCCACATTAAAGGCGTCACGACCGTCTGCTAACGCTGCTTCGTCAAATATAATGAGATCATAGCTCCGGCCTACACAAGAATCTACCATGTTTACTGATCCCATTCTAATGGTGGAACCATTATCTAACTCAATTACTTTATCTTTTGCATTATCTCGCTTTACTTCTAGTTCAAAATGTTTAATCAGCTGACGTTGTAAGTCAAAAGAAATCTGAGACAGAGAATAGTTAGGGGACATAATAAGAATGTTAGAATTAGGGACAAGCGAGACAAGTTGACCAATTATATTTGCTATATACGTCTTTCCTTGTCTTCGAGATACTGCTGCACAAACAAAACGATATTTCGGATTGTTAATTGCATTTATAATCGCCTTCTGCGAGGGCAGAGGCTGTACGCCGAGTAGTTCCAAATAGGGATCTACTGGTAATTTGAGAAATCTTGTCTCAGATTGTAAATCTAAAATCTCATCGCTTGTTATATCGCGACGACTTACTTGTATTGTCATTATTATCTCTTATAAAGTATTAAGTCAAATGAAGCCGTAGCAGGAAAATTATTTGCCGTTGCACTTGCTCTAAAGTCTATATCAGCTTTTGGACCGATAGGAATAGGTACTGTGTATGTTTGAGTGAAAGTATTTTGATATAACTCTACTTCTCCTCGAATACGGAAAGCTCCTCCAAGTTCTCGAACATAAGGCTTAAATGTAGCATCTCCGCCTTTACCAACTCCTACAGTAAACTGTGTTCCATACGCGTTAAATGTTGCGGGGATTGTGTATACAGCCATTAAAGTCTGAGAGGTCTCTGCTTCCATGTGTGCTACTACTGTGCCTGCTCCTGATATAGTTCGTGCTGTAATTACACCAACATTAGTAGTATTAGAAATCATTCTAAAGACTCGCTTAAACTGATTCTGAGTTGCTTTAGCTGTTTGGCCTGTTAAAGTAACTGTTTCACTAAGCGGTAAATAATTAGCATCTAGTCCGATTACTTCTAATGTTCCTGTATCTGACGTACTTGTACTAATAATATATAAGATCTGTGGATTGTCTAGTGCACTCCAAGGATATAATCCTCCCTGTGTCCAGATAGTCTGAGTTCCTGATGTTAGATTTCTATTCGAACCAAATTTATGTTCGAAAGTTTGGTTATAGTCCCTTCCAAGTGCTATATCTAAGTAACTCATTGTACTGTTTTCCTACTGCTTTATATTGCAGTTCCTGTATATTATTTTTTAGAAGAGTATGCTTGACCACCGAAAAATGCGGCTACAATTGCTGCTACAGATACAAAGTAAGTAGCTGCCATATCGCCAAGAATATTTGAAGCTTGATCAAGTCCGACAGCATCTGCTAGTACTACGGCGAACGGATAGAGTAATAAACCAAATAAAGCAAACCACGTCATGCTGCGTTGGGCGTCTCGCATTGCATCTGCATCTTCCAGCTCTTTACGTTTGAACTCTAGATGCAGGTTCATTTCTTGTGTTGATATATGACCGTCGCCATTTAAATCCACGCTTTCCATGCCTTCAACAGTTTTGAATCCTCTTGAATCATACTGTGCTCCGCTTGCGGGAGGGGGCGTAGAAGATGCTGCAGCTTTTAAGTTATCGTATTCCTGACGACTCATTGTTACTTCTGCTTTTTCGTCCATTTTATAAACCCTGCGATAAATAGCTTTAGTGCTACTTCTAGTGGAGTATACAGCCAAAGAAAGGGCCGATGTCCAAGTTTTTCCATCTCTTCCCAGACCACAAACTTTTGTGTCCAGTTATCTGCATATAAACTACCGTAACGTAATATTGCATGACCATTATTGTTTTTTGTCTTTACGCGTCGAATCTGAGCTTTAAATGTAAGAAGATTCCACCAAAACTTTATCATTGACTTACCACTAATTAACCATAAAAGTGTAAGAGCGTAATCTTCACAATCTCCAATATACGGAGCTTCTTTCATAATTTTCCAATACTCTCTTGAAGCGTACTGATCTTCGTCATACTTATATTTCCAAGAAGCGTTTAGTTCTGCAAGCTCTTTGTCAAACATTACCATTTCACCTTATCTGCCCAGTAAGCTGCTGACATCTTGCCCTTTGCAATATTCTTTGCGTGACGAGCTTTAAATGATGCACGTTTCTTTTTCATCGCAGCTGACTCTCCTGCTTTTGGAGCTCCTGCTGTTTTTGCACCTTGTTGTCCAAATCGAATTGTCTTTACTTTATTTCCAGCTTTTGCCACAACAATATGTGACTTTTTTGGGTGGCCTGGAGTACGCTTTGGTTTGTTATAACCAGAGACTCCAGCACGCTTAAGTCGAGAGTCTTTTTTCTTAACGCTTCTTTTTCTTGCTGCCACGTTTTTTCTTCTTGTATCCACTTGCGTAGATAGCTTGAGCTTGTTTTTCAGCTTGCTTTTTGGTTGGATAAATCTTTCCGGACTTACCCCACTTATATCCGCCTTTAACCTTTCTTACGGGCACGTCTTTGTCTCTTACGAGGAAATGTAGAAACATTTCTCGGCTTTCCTCCAGGATTTCCTGCGGCTCGCTTTCTGCGAATTGCTGATTGGCGCTGTGCTTTTGTCATTCCTGCTGCTTTTGATGCAGGTACACACTTTGGATACTTCTTGCCAGATGCTTTTTTTCTTCCGCAAGGCTGAAATCCTCCGCCTTTCTTTGGTCGAGAAATATCTACCCACTTCTCTTTAAACCATTTAGTAAGACCGCCTTTTGGCTTTGCCACTACTTTTTACCTTTTCTTTTTAAGATAGCGGCTTGAAGAGCTTTTGGCAATTTCTTCTGCTTTGCAGTAAGTCCCATTGACTTCTTCTTTTTTCCGCCTTTCTTTGCTGGCCGACCTCGTTTTTTACCGTAAGTTCCTTTTCCTGCTGGCATTACTTACTCCCCATGCGGTATTTTCCGCCTCGTGCTTTATACGTTTTTACTAGCCAACCATTTGCATAAGCACTTGGATATACATTAAACTTTCTCTTTGCTTCCGCCTTCACTCTCGAGTACAACTTTTTATTAGTTGGTACTGGTTTCTTTTTTACAACTTTTCTTTTACGAGCTGCCATGGGCTACTCCAGAAAAGTGTCTTCTTCATTAGAAATATCTTCTACTACTTCTAAAGTTTTAGTAACTTTCTTAGGTTGAAAAGACTCAGCAAAATCCTTTGCTTCTTTTTCATTAAAAAAATTTCTTGCAACTCCGGTTGAGGTACGTACTTTCCACTTATTTCTAAGTTTTTCTACTTTTACTTCCATTTTATTCCCCTACTGAATACCTACGCCTACAGCGGCAGCGATTGCAGCTGCAATTAGCAACCAAAATATCTTATTAATACTATTAATTGTTGAAGCGCCTGAATTTAAACGCTCTTCATGCTTATCTAAACGTTCTTCATGGTGCTCAAGAGTATCGAGAATACCGTTTCGAGCACTCTCTAAATTAATTAATTTCTCTTCCGCACGAGCAATTGCAATCACAGTTTCTGACAGCTTATCTATTTTATTCTCAATTCTGTCTAGTCTACTTTTGTCTGCTTTTAAGTGGTCGGAGAGTAATGATTCTAAGTTACTCGTGTCCATTTAATAATTTTTCCATGAGCTTGCCGTAGTTGCCTTGACCGAATGGAAGTGCTTCATTAATCTGAACATTTGTTTGATTTTTAATGTTCGCACCCTCTGCCTTCATAAGTTCCGCTTGGGCTTTTAATTCGTCCATGCGCATCTTATGAGCCATCATCATCAAGTCTGCAAGATCCTTCGAAGAGTAAACGCCAGTTTCCTGAGCTTCTTCAAGTTTGCTATTAATCATTTCATCAAGAACTGATGCAATATTGTTTTTATTACGATAGCCCATGTCGAGATAGACAGTATCAATATACTTTTTGACTTCTCGTTTATTTAAGACTTCTACTACTTTATTTTCGGCGACCCCCATAAAATCGCAGACGGCACGAATGTTGCCGTACTGTAAATAACAGTTTGCAACTTCAAGCCCTTCTGGGGAGATTGTAGTAATTTCTTTAGCCATGCACACATTATATCCAGATCATTGTAGTAAGTCAAGAATTATTTTTGCCCAGGTATTTAGATATTTGTAGCCAATCCAAATATTACTACTACAATTCCGACTGCGAAAACCCCGATCAGTCCAATAGTAATCGCGTCAATTAATAATTTACGATTCTCAGCTTTTCTTGCTGCTTCACGAAGTCGAGTCTCTCGAATGTTTCTTCGCTCTTTCATCATATCTTCGTAGAACTGTCCTTGACCGGAGTAAATAAGAAACTCACGAAGTTCTTTTTCGAGGGCTGCAACCTTATGTCTGGCGGCAGTGATTTCAAGTGCTTGAGCTTCTACGCTACTCCCAGAAAAAAGTTTTTTTGCAAGAGGTTGGTTTTTTGCAGATTCTCCAGCTGCTACTATATTATCCTTTGCATCGAAAAACTTTCCGAAAAATCCAGCCACATCTTCAATTTCTCTACCTGTTTCAATAGCTTTTTTAATTGTATTAAAAGCAGAACTAGCAATAGAAATTGCAAGGCCTATCTCAATCATTTCAGTTCTCATGTCATAACGAGCTGCGGAGAAGTTCTCCTATACTAACCAAGATTTTTTTACTTCATATATTTCAACTAGTCCTTTGTTGTTATATAAAATTACGGGAAGGGTTATAATTTCACGAAAAGTTTCTTTTCCAAACTCTTTTCTTTGCACCCACATTTCAAGGTGTCCAGCGGTGCTTACTGATGTTAGGGCGAAATCCGACATACTAAGTCTCCTCAAATTTAACATTCTTTTGTTAGTTATTTTTTCGTTCGTGTTCGTACTTATATAATTTTATATAATATTTCACCACCTGTGGCTGGTGTTTCGGGTCTGGTAAATTTGGGTACCTTTTTAGAAAGTCTTCAAAGCTCATACAATTCTTACAAAAAATAGTCTTCCATCGGGGTGCCTGCTTGCAGGATTGCGTGTGCATCGAAGAGAGCTGTTTGGGGGCGGAGACCCATCTTTATATTTCCACATTGTAACCTTTGCACTATTTTCTGAAGTTATTATACCAGCTAAAATATGGACGCCTCCTCCAACATTTTGTTCTACTCGCCCATCGCTCATTATTAAGTCTCCTGCGTAGTACTCAACAAGTCCTCCTGTCGTTGATCCAAGTAAATAAGTGTTTATAGGATCCATTTCGTTTCCGCTGTTTATTAAGGTAAGAGTTTGACTGGTTGACTGTAAATTTGTAAGAATAGTACTTGTTCCACTTGAGTTTGGTTTTAGAACTCCATCATATCCTAAGGTTACTTCTGAGCTTGATACTCCTAATGTAAATATGTCAGAATTTCTAGCCTCGTTTAATATTCCTTGTCTCATATCAGAACGCCAAAGAGTTTCTTCACTATCATTAAAGATAGACACTGCATTAATTGAAGCAGTTCCTCCATAGTATGTTCGATTCTCAGTACTTAAAACTGCAATAGTATAAGTACTTGGAGAAGAGCTTTTTGGAATTGTAACAAGTGCTGAATAACTTGTTCCGTTTCGATAGACGTGTGGAGGAACAAGTAAATTTTTATTCGAGCACGCTATTCCAACAAGCGGCATACGTGTGTAAGTACCTGGAAGCGGTATAGTTATAAATTTTGCATAGTCTCCAGAAACTGAAGAATATCCATCACAATTAATAATTGAAGAAACTGTATAAGGCAAGGAGTCATCATCAAGTACAATTGGTGTTACGCCTCCGGCTCTATTCAATATTTCAATACCATAGTCTTTTGTATTTGTAGCTGTAAGAGTACGTCCTCGATACTGAAGTAAACTTACTTTTGCTACTAAGTTATCTGGGTGTCTTCCAAGAATAATAGTAAACTGCCCATTACTTGAACTAACTCGTACGGGAACTGATATTGATGTTTGAGCACCATTAACATCCTCTCCTGTAACGCTTGCCCCTAAAGATACAAAAGTAAAACTCCCAGAGAGTCCGGTATTAACAACTGTTGTGGATGTTGAAGATAAAGTTACTTCAGTTGTAAATACTTCTCTTAAAAGGCTGTGGCCAGCAGTAAAGCTAGTTATTGGGTCCCCGTTATGGTCATAGATTGCAATTCCATAATTGTCAATTGTTGGAGGATTTGATATCTGTGGTTCTATGAGTGTTACAGAATATGAAACTGACGTATATTCATAAAATCCAGTACCTCCTGAAGCTTCTGGTACTCGAGCCTCAATTGTATAATATTTTGGAACCCCTACTACTGTAGGAACATCACTGACTGTGATACTTCCTGGCCCTATTCTACTTTCAAAAACGGTTGAAGCGGATCGAACTCTATATTCTGTAACAGCGGAATTTTCGTCT